CTAACCGTGCAGCACCACAAACTTATCCCACAGCGCATCGCGTGATTCGGTGTGCTGTGGATCAGTAATAATGGTGTTATCGATCGGGCAAACCCGCTGACAGGTTGGCTCATCATAATGCCCGATGCACTCGGTGCAGCGGCTGACGTCAATTTCATAAATCGCATCACCCAGCGAGATGGCCTGGTTCGGGCATTCCGGTTCGCACATATCGCAATTTATACAGCTTTCGGTAATTAATAAAGACATATCAGTTATTTGCTTTCTATTGCTCTTAAAATCAGTGACTTGCAATCTGTCAGTAAAACGCACATTGCAAACTGAAGTGTATATTTATACAGTATAAAACCTGTTGAGGAACGATGTTGTGTAACACAAAACAGCAACACAATCCTTAAACTCTCCGCTTTTTACCCTCATGTGTGAGCATGAAGAAAGAGGCGCGAAACTACAGGTTTCCATGATGACGAAGACAGTAACACAATCCGCCAGCCCTAAACATGATGCCGCGTATGTCGCAGCGGAACAGCAGTGGGAAAAATGCAAGCCGCCTTACACAAGCTCACACATGAGAATCTGTGTTACTGCTGCTAAAACGATCCTCAACCATTTAGGGCTTCCCCGTCGGTCAAAGTACGAGAAAGACAGTCATTTGCGGCTTGATTTCAGCAAGGCCGGCAAGGTTACCATCTACGCTGAATTCCCAAAAAAGATGGGCATTAAAGGTCAGCGATTGGGTGAGTGGCCCGAGCTGACCTTGCCTATTGCCCGAGAGAAAGCAGCCGAACTTGCCGCTGGTGGTTTAAAGTCTGATTCGGTAATTCATGTCATTGAATCCTACGAGGATGATTTAGCGGCCAAAGTAAGCAGGCATAAACTGGGTGAAGGGAGTTTTCACACTTATCTTTGCAGGACGAAGAATGTAAAGCTGGCTTTCTCTGATCGCGAGGCGTTCAGTTCGGTAACCTATCAGCGCCTGGTTAAGGTGCTGGATGAATGGATTGCCACCAAATCGAACAATAACGCCCTTGAGCTTTTCGCAGAGCTACGCCGGATCTGGAAGTTTGCTGCGCCAATTTATTGCAACGGTCGTAACGTGGCCGCCAGTCTACCGGATGATTATGTGTCTTCCCGCGTGCAACGTCCCACGCCAACAAAACTTTTTACCGATATAGAATCAATCGCCCGGCTATGGCTCAACATGGCCGGCGCAACATCGATACACCAGAAGAACGCCATGCGTTACATGATCCTGACAGGCGTCAGGCCGATAAACGTTACTAACCTGGAATGGCGATTTATCGATGATGAGCTGACGGTGATCACTTATCCGGCAGGTGTGATTGGGACACGCGGTGCGATGAAGACGCAGAAAGAGTTTGCTATACCGGTCACGCCTGAGATAAAAAAAATTCTCATTGAGCAATGGCAATGGCGCGATGCAGTCAGCGACTGCAATAAGCAGTTTGTTTTCCTGCAACCCCGCAATGCTATGGAACCCTTTTCGAAACGCTCCCTCGATAAGCTGATAAAGGATTATAGCCCTGAAAATGCAGTTAAAGGGATAAAGCATGACGGAACCGTGAAAGGCCGCTCAGGTGCGTTTAATACGATGTGCAGGAAGTTTCTAAAAAGCAACGTCATTGCTCAGATGCGGGCGCAGGGTTTCTCTCGTTCTGACACGAAAGAAATCAGTATGCTCTGCATGCATCACTCTGACAAAGAGAGCGATCCGATGGCTGAGCACTATGACTTCTCGGATGAGATATTGAAAGAAGAAATGACGCTCAAGCGCAAGGCATTCACCGCACACGAAGACAGTATAATGGCGCAGGTTGCACTTGTTAAACGCAAAGTAAATTGTTGAACGGAGGCGTTATGAGTAACTGGATGTTTAACAGGAACGGCAGACCGGTTGTTATCTATGACGGAACGAACATTCGTGACAGCAGGGGCCGGCTTATTAGCTGGATAAGTGGTAGTAATGTTTACTCGTTGAGTGGCAGACATATCGGTTGGTTCGAGAATGGTGTGGTTTATGACAACAGAAACAGGGCGCTTGTTTTTCTGTCAAATGCGACCGGCTACCTTCCTTCTCGACCAGGGTTGGCAGGCGCTCCTGGTCTGCCCGGATTATCTGGCGTGCCCGGTAGGCCGGGATTTTCCGGCTCACCTGGCAGGCCTGGCTTTAGCGGATGGTCTAATGAAGAACCGCTCGCTTATCTCAGTAGATAGCACCGCATAGCCGGATAAACTCTTTCACATTGGCGTAACGGTATCTTACAACCCGATACGTGATCCGAATTGGCGCTAATGCCTTTTTATGTCGGTGGTGGTTATTCCAGTCTCGTAAGGTTTTTGGAGTAACCCCGCCGATAATCCTGCAAACTTCGTCCGGCGTTAGCAGGTCATCATCTTCATACTGCTTCTTGATCATTTGCCCACCTCCGGCGCTGCAGCCAGCATGGCCGCATAACACAGCCTTGCTTTGTGTGCTGCCTGCTGGCAGCCGCTCATGGCGTCAAATGCTTCCCAAACGTCAGCATCGCTAAGAACTTCATCAGGTGCATATTCAAAGCCGCGAATGACCATGTCCTCTGTCGGTTCAATGGGTACCAGCATCCACCCATCAGGTGTCGCGCTGCGTTCCATATCCGCCAGGGCATTTTTCGCCAGCTGGTGCACAATGTTCTCTTCCGGCCAGAACGCAATCAGGCGGCGAAGGTGTGCAGGGTTGCGCGCCATTTTGCTGTTATGCTCGATCATTACTTCAGTTGCTGAAATGCGCGTCACTTTGTCACCCCCATTGCGCTGCTGGTCATCACTTCTGTGTCGTGTGTTGTGGTGTATTTTCCATTGCTGGTTTGATAGCTGCTGCTGGTGGAGCCGGTGCAATTCGTGAAGTACACACTACGACCGCCGTCGCTGAAGCGGTAAACCGTGCAACCATCAACGGTAAACAACCGGCCAACCTCAAAGCTGCTTCCAACCTGCTGCACTGATTCCGGCTCTTTGTTACAGCCGGCCAGCAGAAGGGCAATAATCGCGATGGTTGATTTATGCATTGATGCCTCCTGTCTGTTCCGTTTCAAATTGCGCCTTCAGCGGCAGATACACCACGCGGTGCACAAACGGAATGAACGCTGCGAAAAACTCACGGTAACTATCTTCCTGATAGCCGGTTACCTTATCGATCATCGCTTCGAGACCATTCCTCGCCGGCCGCGGCAGCTCGGCCTCATAAATTCGACAGAAGCCGGCGATCAGCTCTTCTTCTTCCAAACAACGGCTGACAATCTCTGCGAATGCCGGGTCGGTCAGCAGCGTGTGGATCACCGGATATGGCAAGCGGTTCACTTCGTTTTCAGTTTTCAATCTGTACCTCCGGTGCAGCCGCAACCATTGCCATATAGATTCGGCGAAACTTACCTCTGTCGGTGCCGGCCATTGCGAAATGGCCCTGAGACATCATTTGTCGCGTCGGCTCCACGGGGACCAATTTCCATCCTTCTCTTTTGCTGCGTGTCGCAAGCAACTCAATTACTGCCGCTTTAATCTCTGGCGGATACCATTCATCCCCGTATGCAATGGCCTCCAGCCGCTCGTTACTGATTTCATTGTTCATTGCTTGCCTCCGGGGCGTTCTCCAGCATTGCTCGATAAATTTCCTTGTGGTCAACGACGAATAATGAATCGTCATCTTTATCGAACAACACATCTTCAGAATCCTGAGCAGCCAGAATCATTGCCTCGGTTGGCTCGATTGGTACCAGCATCCACCCGGAATTAGATTCTGCGACATCATGCGAGGCAGCCCGGTGCTTCTGGCTTGCCTGCCAGCCCCACCATGCATAGTTCATGAGGTGGTTGCTGTATTCGCCATCCTCAATGTTCAAGTTGCCTTTGGCTTGAGGCCACCATTCAACGAGAGCTGCTTCAAACGCTTCGCGTTCAGTAATTTTTTGCTCGCTCATCACACCGCCCCTATCGCTTGCTGAACTACCCGGTGACCACGTTTGCGGGGCTTCTTCTTTGGCTCGATCCGCACTGGCGCAACCTGTGGCGCTGGTGGCCGGGGAGGGCAGTAGCCGTTGCGCATGTAGCGCTTCTGGTTCATGTGCCAGACGATGCGCTGTGAGTGATCGCACCCGTCATCGATTTTGACGCTGGCCTTCACCAGCGTGTCGTTGAGGTCTACCATTTCATGCTTAATCATTACCCACCGCCTGATTCAGAATTTCCTGCAAGCGCAGCTCGGCCTTTGCTTCTGCCAACATGCGGAAGTTGCGAAGATCTGCCTTAGTGTGCTGCTTGCTCAGTAGCTCAAGCAGTTCTTCCTTCTCGAATTTACAGCGCATGCGGTTCAGTTCTTTTTCCTCGCGGCGCAAAATTGCCAGGCGTTCACAGATACGGCTACGCATCCAAAACCATGCTTTGTGCGCGGCGGTGGCGCGACGATACCAATCGCTTGATTTGTCTTCAGCCTCATCAAGTGATGCTTTGATGCCATCCAGCGTTTTATTGGTAATTGCTAATGCCTTAAGGTGGTCGGCAATACCGTTAAGACCCTCGAGGTTGATACGACCGTTATCCAGCTGAATGTTGACCATCTCTATGCTCCCCATCCAATTACCTGGAACAGGCCCATATTTGGATGGAACCATTTTGTGCCGCGCTGCTGAGCCTCTCCCATGACCTTTCTGAAGGTGCGCAGAAAGCGATCTTCTTTAACAATGGTCATCGTTGACTTTTCACCACCCGGCGCAATGAAAGGGATAGGCTTGCTTTCAATGCCATAGGCTTCAACCAGCTGGCGGCATTTGGCATCTGACATTCCAGAACGTGCCTTCAGCTCTTTGTATCCAGCCCAGCCCGATGGGATAGCCCCCCGGGAGATGTCATCAAGAAGCGAGTGAACCTGTGTCACTTCGTGCTCGACCTGATTCAGCCGGCGCTCCTGCTCAACATTGGCGAGAGCCATCGCTGCAATAAGCTCGTTTTGGGTTTTTGGCTGCACCTGAGCAGGGTGGAAATAGGCATTTTCCAGCTTCCCGAAAAAATCCCACGCCTCATCGGTATCAACAATTTTTGACATACGGGAAGCGCCACGCTCTGTATAAAACGCCATGCTCCTGACTTTGGGTGAAATTTGTGCGTCAGGATTACTGACTCGCAAATCTGCAAGCTCCTCACCTGAAATGATGAAGTAGTGCTCACCCTCAACGAAGCGATGCTTGTGCGCGGAAAGATTGGTACGGATGTTTGTCGCTTCGGTACTGTAGCCTTCTGCAAGCGTTTCAGTTGAAACGACACGCTGACCGCGCAGGACGACTACCGGAAGCTGAGTGTTATAAATGGTGATTGTTTTCATCGCTGCTCTCCTCAGTGCATAACCGGCATGTCAGGCATGCCATTGGTCTGTAATTGCTCAATAAAGCAGTCGTGTAGCGTTTCGAAGGCATCACGCCCCCAAGGGGATAGCTCGAATCCCTCTTGCCCGGTGGTGACCATGCCCTGGTAAATCTGCAGCGCCTTAGCGGGACCAATAACGCTTCCGTACTTTTCTATGGCGAGGCTTTCGATATTGTTCGCCAGGCAGAAACGCTCAGGAGCAGGGTAAATACTCATGCCTCCATTTTTGCCGCGGTAAATAACCGCCCTGTCAAATCCACCTGAATCGTTAGGAACATCTGCCGTTCCATTCAGATTGCGTTGCTCAATCAGAAAAACTGTAACGACAAGCCAACGCCATAAAATCACTTCATTCTCAATGCTGATGCGGTACCAGCCTTTTTCTTTGGCTTCGAATACGCATGACAACAGGCGTAGTGCTTGGGACACATATTTGTCATGGCGTCCGGCGTCTAAAGAACGGATGATCGCCGTGTAGCCCGTAACCTTTCCGGCCTCCAGAACACCGTCTGGAATAGCCTGTATACCTTTGCTCTCAGGCCAGTTGCTGCTATGTCGGTTATTCATGACCTGCCATCCTTTACACCGTTGTATTTTTCGTGAGTCATTAACTGCCAGTCCTTGCCGCCGTTCTGCGAAAGCAGCCGCCAGCGCGGGTTAACTCTCAGGCTGAGGTAGCCGGTGCCGTGGATACGGCAGGGAAATATGCGGCGCTTGCGGTACTGCGCCAGCTTCCGGCTAGCCTGGCCGATCACCCATTCAGGGGCACGTAATGCTGTCATCATCATTTGCCGCGCCTCTCTGCTTCCGCCATCTCAACCAGGTTGGAGAGAAGTGCACCCATGAAACCCGCGCCTATCTCCGTTATCTTTCCCGTCTTAATGCGCACGCAGTCGCTATAGGTGGCTGCTATTTCACGGTCGCCAGCTGGCCCCGGCGTGACTTTGTACACGGCACGCTCAAACAATTTAACGAGAGCCTTAGTCAGCATTTCGGAATCAACCTGAACGGTCGTCATGGTGCCGTCTGGTAATTTAAGAGCGGCAATCATTGCGCCTCTTTTTGATACCAGCTCAGCAAGGTAACAATTAACTAATCGGGTGCGGTTACGCTCAACGATGCTGCTCATTTATCTTCTTCTCTCTCTAATTTTTCGAGAAACGTCGTGACGTTTGCGCAGATATCGTATGCAAGGCCGATTAATTCATCATCGGCATCACACGTATCCGTTCCTTTCTCGAAAATATTCTGAAGTAAGGCATTTAACTGTCTGGCTTTGCTGGCTGCACCCATTAACTCATCTATTTCAATTTTTCTTTTCATTTATCTGCCCCTGCCTGGCAAGCTTAACTTCAACCTCAGATGAGATTTCTGTAATCTCTCCAGCGATGCTGGAAGCAATGAAAAGACATTTTTTTATATCGTCTTCTTCTGCTTCACTTAATGACAAGCCCATTACTGTAAGGAGCGAATATAAACACTCTGATTTAACATCGACTTTTTGCCACTCCAACAGGAAGTCATTATTTTTCATCACTCCACCCCATATGCAGCACGGAGGAAAAGGTTTGCCAGAACGTCATGGCCTGACTTGTGCAGTATCACAGCGCTGCGGTACTTTCCGATGTCGGTAAGCTTCATTTCACAGCCACCTTGTCGATTGCACTGCTTAGATTTTCAAAAGCACTCATGCCGGAATGAGTTGCTGCACCGATAATTGCAAGGACATCAGAAAAATCTTTATCAGCATTGGCATTACGATATGCAAACTCCAGCGCTGAGAACGCGTCACAAATCTGAACCATGCTCCTTTGCATATCTCGATATAATTTTTCGTTCATCTTAATTACTCCATAAATGGCAGCGTAATAAACGCGATAACCATTGAGAGGCCAGCCATGATTGCTAGTGCGGCACATAACTCCATACTGACCCCCGTAAGATTTGGTTGCGGAATTCCCCAGCCAGGAGACTGTGAATTAATTTATTTAGTAATTATTGAATGTAGATTGAGTTTTCAACTTTCTTTAGAGCAGACCCAATTAGCTCGGAGAGTTTAATTGCACCGAAAAGCTGGCCAATTAGCTCTTTATCTTCTGGCGGTTGATTTTCAAGTATTAAACAAAGAAGTCGATCTAAACTGTCTGCAATTAAAGCTGCTTAATTGAATGCTGATTCATTAAAGTTTTCAAAATCACGTTTCATCTTTCAGGCTCCGTTGTTTGCCGATGAAGTGATAATAGGTAATGCTATCGATAGATGCAATAGCATATTCTATATTTTAATAAAAAATACCATAAGTCTTTGATGTTAGTTATTATTTATTTTCAATTCATTAAATGGCGGGCAAAAAAAAGCCACCTTTGCAGGTGGCTCTTATAGCTATTTTGAATAGACTAAGTATCACAAAATCTCGGATGTCCAGAACACCCTACCGATGACCTCAACTTCGCTCATCTTCCTGATTTCGTCTGGATAATCAGCTTTGTTGTAGCTGCGTATACTGACTGTGTCAGGGCCGACCTGATAGAGCATTTTGATTCTTTTCCATCCGTTCTCGTTGATGGCATAGATTTTTCCATCAGAAATTTTCTTATCGTCGATGTTAACTGCAACCGTTGCGCCATCGAATATGCGTGGCTCCATGCTATCCCCTCTGGCTGGGAAGCATAAAACGCCGGTGCCGTCAGTGCGGGCCCCTATGCGTCTGAGAACAGATTTAGAAAATCTTATTTTGTATCCGTTATAGTCATCTTCTGACACGCTGCCATCCCCGCAGGCGAATTCGATATCCTTTAGAAAAGGTACTTCAACCTCATCATCTCCTAAAGCAGTGCTGGCATCCCAGGCTGCCACGGGCTGCCATTCCGGTAATGGTGGCGTTTCTGAGCGCGGGTCATGATAGTCCTTTAGATCTATGCGCATCTGGCCCTTGCCACTGGCTAGCCACTCAGGGCTTACGTTGAGAGCCATCGCTATATCGATGACCTTAGTTGAACCATTACCTTTCCCATTGGCTAAGCGCCAAATAGTAGGTTGCGCAAGGCCTGATGCCTTGGCTAAGGCACCCTGACTGAGCCCAGCCTCTTTCATGGCTAGGTTTAAACGATCTGCAAATGTGGTTTCAGTTTTCATGCTCACAATATATAGCCTCCGCTATTACCATTCAACAGCAAGATGATAAGGGAGTCTATTGCTGGTATCAATAGCATATGCTATTGTTTGGTTATCAATTTTGAATGGGGTGACCAATGAACGCAAAATCAGCAATTGAAAAGGCTATCGATATCGCTGGCGGTGTCAATGCTCTCGCTAAAGCTGTAGGAGTAAAACAGCCTTCGGTATCGCGCTGGAAAAAAGTTGGAGTCGTAGGTGTCGATTATGTCCTTGATGTATCTGACCTTACAGGAATTCCAGCTTATGAGCTTCGCCCTGATAAACCGAAGCTTTTTCCTCGCCCTTCAGGTAATGACCATGCAACTCAGTAACCACATTCAGCAACTTGATCGCGCCTATCTCGATCCGCGCGGTGTGCCAGTGCAGGTTACCGGTTACGACCGTGAGAAAGAGCAAGTTATTTTCCGTCGCCAGAATTACGAGCATGAATGCATGCGCCCGGTCTGGCAGTTCCAACAATTTTTCACGAGGGTTGCAGAATGAGCATGGAATTGATGGTTAAAGCCATGAAACTCAAGGTTGGCAACCCACTGCGCAAGCTGGTTCTGCTTAAGCTTGCTGATAATGCAAATGACCAAGGTGAATGCTGGCCCTCGTATCAGCATATTGCTGACCAGTGTGAAATCGGCCGCTCAACAGTCAAAAGCCATGTCCGTGCTCTGGAAGAAATGGGGATGCTTCGCCGGGAGTATCGCCGTAATGGCGATCAGAACCAGTCCAACCTGTTCCATTTGCGCCTTGATGAAAAAGAATACAAACAGCCATCAAAGAGTGGGGCAGGAGCTGCCCCGGGTCAGGAGCTGCCCGAGGTGGGGCAGGAGCTGCCCGAGGTGGGGCAGGAGCTGCCCGGGGGTGGGTCAGGAGCTGCCCGAGGGGGTGGGGCAGGAGCTGCCCCCAGAATCAGTCACTCTTTTGAACCAGTCAATGAACCAGTCAATGAACCTAATTCTATTGGCACATCGGCTAAAGCCGCTGAGCCGTCACGCACTGGTAAGCAGGATTATTCACCTGAATTTGAAACTGCCTGGCAGGCATATCCAAAACGTTCTGGTGGCAATCCTAAGCCTTCAGCCTGGAAAGCATGGTCGGCCCGTATCCGTGAGGGCGTTAAACCCGCTGACATGCTGGCAGGCGTACAGCGCTATGCAGGATACATCACTGCCACTGGGAAAGCCGGGACTGAGTACGTGAAACAGGCTGCAACGTTCTTCGGACCGGATCACCACTTCGCAGAGAGCTGGACGGCACCACCCAGCCTGCAGCGCACCACGCCAGCGCAGAGCCGCCACAGCGGTTTCTCAGAACGCGATTACGGCACCACGCAAACACCTTCATGGTCTAAGGGGGCACAATGAGCCACATCACTAACGGACGCAGCAGCCAGATTCTGGCGCTTAGAACCAGCATCACCACGCTGCAGGAAGAACTCGATTTCGCCAACGGTACCGTGCCGGCGCTGGACCGCTGCTTTGACAGGCGCGAGACCCTGACCGGCACCTGCGACAAACACGGCGAATATCAGCAGCTGCGCATCTGGACAGAATATTCCGGACGTGTCGCTGAGAAGTTTTCGCGCTGCCCGCATTGCGTCAGCGAAGAGCTTGAAGCGGTGAAATCGCAGCTTCGCTCTCTTCAGGTAGCAAACCTGATGGACAAGGCCAACATTCCGGATCGCTTCGCTGGCTGCAGCTTTACCAGTTATGAGCCGGTGAACAAATCCGCTAAGCATAACCTCGAAATCCTGCGGAATTACGCCGCTGCGTGGCCGCAGATGTATGAGGCCGGCACCAGCCTGATTCTGTGTGGTAAGCCCGGAACCGGTAAAAACCACCTGGCGGTAGCGCTGGCGAAAAGCCTTATCGAGCAACATCAGGCATCCGTGCTGCTGACCTCTGTGATGCGCATTATTCGCGCCGTTCGCCGCACCTGGGAAAAGGGTAGCGAACACAGCGAGGAAGATGTGATCGCGTTGTACACCGGCATGGACCTGTTGATTATCGACGAAGTGGGCATTCAATACGGCTCAGAGTCGGAAATGATCATCCTGTTCGACATCATGAACACCCGATATGAGCGAATGCTGCCTACGGTGCTTATCAGCAATCTGACGCCAGCAGAAATCTCGCAGGTTATCAGTGACCGCCTGACCGATCGCATGGTGGAAGGTGGTGGCGCAACGCTGGTGTTCGACTGGAACAGTTACCGCAGCACCAAAGGAGCGCCGGCAGTATGAGCAGCACCCAGTGGCGTGATGAAAGCATTGAAGGCGCTGTAATTGGCGCCATGTTCCTGCGCGGGCTTGACAGTGAGGTGATGGACGTCATTACCACGCTGCCTGAGTCAGCATTCAATTTTCACCAGTACCGGGATATCTACCGCGCCATTACCATTCAGGCGCGGGGTAAGGGCGTCATTGACCCTATTCTGATTGGCGAGCAGTTGCCAGAGCACCAGGCGATCATCGATCAGACTGGTCGCATCGCGTGGGCCAGGTCGTCTCTGAAATCGTATTCGCAGCAGCTGATTCGCAATGCCGCATTGCGTGATGCTTTTCATACTCTCTCTGACGCTCTCAGCAGCCTTTCGGCAGCGCCTAACAGTGAGTCAGGGATTCGTATTCTCGAACAGGTAAAAGCGTCTGTAAGCGCCATACAGACAGAGTCTGATGCTATCCGTCCGGTGGCACTTGATGAACTGCTGCCAGTCATCATTAACCGCATCAACGATCGCATGGAGTCTGACAGCGCCGGGCGAACAGTGATGACGGGCATCGAAGAGCTGGATGAAGTTACGGGTGGCTTTGATCAGACAGACCTCATTTTGCTGGCGGCACGGCCTTCGATGGGCAAAACCGAGCTGATTCTCGACATCATGGAAAACCTGACCGCCAGCGGTGCCGGCGTGCTTTTCTTCAGCATGGAAATGAGCGACATCCAGATCGCAGAGCGCCATGTTGCCGCTGCTGGCGGCCTGTCCGCATCCCGGCTCAAATCGCCGGAAAAGCTGGAAGACGAAGACTGGGCGCGCATCGGTAACGGCATTTCCCGAATGACCGGGCGCAAAATCTGGGTGGTAGACTCCAACAACCTGACGGTTGACCAGATTCAGAGTATCGCTACGCGCCACATTCAGCAGCATCCGGAGACGGCGCTGGTGGCCATTGACTACCTGCGCCTGATTAAACTGCAGAGCGCCAGCCGTCACGATCTGGCCGTTGGTGAGGTGTCGAAAGGGCTGAAGTCACTGGCCAAAACCAACCGCCGGCCTGTTGTGGCGCTCAGTCAACTATCACGCAGCGTAGAAAGCCGCGTCAATAAGCGCCCGGTCAATGCCGACCTGAAGGATTCAGGCGAAATCGAAGCTGACGCCGACATCATCATGATGCTGTATCGCGATGAGGTTTATAACCCCGAGTCGCCAGCCGCCGGCATTGCAGAAATCAACATCACCAAAAACCGCAATGGCCCGCTGGGTGTCGTATACCGCCGATTCTGGAATGGTCATTTCCATTACATCGACCAGGCTGAAGCGAGAAACCGGAGTATCGAGCAGCCAGAAGCAAAAGCCAGCCACAAACGTTATTCGAAGGGGAGAGCAGCATAATGCGTGATATTCAACTTGTACTGGAACGCTGGGGATCATGGGCTGCTAATGAGGGCTCTCAGGTTGGCTGGTCACCTACCAGCCCGATGTTCAGAAGCCTGCTGCCGCAGGAGGCGAAATCCTCCAGGCTGTCATGCTGTGATAATGACGGGATCATCATTGACACAGCAGTAGGCATGCTGAAAAAAACGGACCGTCATGAAGAACTGGAGCTGGTAATGCTGCACTACATGTTTGACGTGTCCAAGTCGACGATTGCCCGCTGGAAGAGATGTTCGGAAGGAAAGGTCAGGCAACAGCTGATGATTGCGGAGACATTTGTTGATGCCTGCATCATCATGACCGGCGCGCGTCTGGAAATGGATGACTGGACACGAAAAACTAATTTTAAAAAATCTGCATAATCTGCTTTTCGTTACGAATTTTTGTCGCTATTGTGCTAAGAGTCGTAACAACGCAACGCCGCTTATCTTCTTTCGAGACCTCGCCAACCGGCGGGGTTTTTTTATGTCTTTAATTCGCCGGACTAGCTCAGTGGTAGAGCGGTTGCCTTGTAAGCAGCGCGTCAGAGGTTCGATTCCTTTGCTCGGCACCACATCACAAAGCCCAGCCATAGAGCTGGGTTTTTTCGTTTTCGCCCCTGCTGATTACTGCGACCTCATGGATTTACCTATGTGGCAGTGGGCGACTTTTCACAGCAAACGGCCGGAGACCTCCGGGCAATGCCGGAGACGGCTATGACCAGCAACAACACACGCGCCCGTGAGGTTAGCCATGGGTGAAAACAGCATTATCACTGGCGTTCTCGGCCTCATATTTGGTGGCGGCGCAGTTGCCGTGCTCTGGAAGCCCCTAGCAGCAAGCATTCTATCGCTGGGCATAAGCAACCGCGCAGGTGGAGAGATAATCTCCAACTACAAAGAGCAGGTGCAGCTGCTTAAGGAAAGCAACACGCTACTTCGGGAAGAGAATGATGATCTTCGCGAGAGACACGACAAAAACCTTCGCCGCATCTCCACTCTGGAAACGGACCTCAAGCTGATTAAAAACGCGCTGGGCATCCTGTTGGCTATGTCAGAGGCCAGTAACGCTGTAGGCAATGAGCGATTCAGAAATGAAGTAAACAGGCTGATCGCCAACCTGGAGACGGACAGCGATGACAAGCAGCACTAAACAGAATCACAAACGCAGCCTGATTATCGGCGGCGTACTCACACTAATGACTCTCATCTGTATCGCCATGACCTGCATGTTTGTTTACGTCAGCAATGACGCGTCCAGACAGATAGAAGCCATCAGGCAGGATTATCGAAACGTAGCAGATCGCCGCGACAAGAAAGTCGCGAACATTGCGGCGCAGGTTGATGAGCTTCAGAAGAAGCTGGAAGTGATTCCAGACCGGACGGCAAATAAGACTGCAGACAAAGTTAAGCAGGTCGTGAAAGAGGATGAGGGCAAATGACAGACAGTAAAATCATCCCGATCCTCAACTACGAGGAGGGTTACAAAGAGTCTCCTTACCTGGACACGCTGGGTTATCCAACTGTTGCCGGCGGCATTCGCATCGGACCAAAAGGCGCCAGCCTGAGCAATTACACGTTCCGAGTGCCACGTACAGTGGGCGATGCATGGAAGCAGGTCATCGTTGACCAGAAGGCTAACGAGATGAGTCAGCGGCCATCCATTGCGGCAGCGATAAATGCCTGCAACCCACCTCGCAGAGACGTGCTAATCAGCATGGCCTATCAGATGGGTGTAGATGGCCTGGCAGGATTCAAGAATACCCTGAAGCTTATCGCCGATGGCAATTTCATTGCAGCGGCTGACGGGATGCTAAACAGCCTCTGGGCCAAGCAAACCCCCAATCGTGCCAAGCGACACGCAGACGTGATGCGCACCGGCAGCTATGACATTTACCGGGGCCTCATCTGATGGACATGTTCAGCGTTCTTCGCGGGCAGAGTGGAAACATCTCGCTCAGCCGCACACAGGCCGCCCTCGCTTTCCTCGTCTGCTGTGGCGTAGTTGGCTGGCAGGCCTATAAAGGGACGCTATCTGATGTCACATTCGGCCTGTTCTTTGGCTTCGCTACGGCTGGTTATATCGGTGCGAAGAAAATCGCCACTGACAAAGACATCAAAGAGCAGAAGATTGACGCTGGTATTGATCCGGAGAGCAGATCATGACGACCATCGAAATGATATTCACTGTAATCGGTGTGGTACTCGCTGCGGTGGCTGGCGCATTTGGCATTGGTCACTCTAAAGGCAAGGCCAAAGCAGAGCAGGCCGCCAGTGAGCGAGAAACTAAAGCCGCTATCGAATCACAGCAGGCCGCCACACAGCGCCAGGCAGAAACTTCAAAAGGGGCATTCGATGTACAAGACACTGTTACCCGCATGCCTGGCAGCGCTGTTGACGACGAGCTGCTCAGGGACTGGCGCAGCGAGGATTCAGGTAGTGGACACCGCATGTAACTGGGTGAGGCCAATACTGGTTACCGAAGCCGATGTGATGACGATGGATGAGCGAACAAAGCGCGCCATCCTGACACATAACAAGACGTGGAAAGCTAACTGCGGAACGGTGGCCCAATGAGTGGTTACTCAATCTATAACATTCTCTCTGGCGCCTGCATCGGCGCACTCATAATGACTTGGGTAGGTTTCTGGATTCATCAGCGTCAGGAGAGTCGCCACCGCTCTGATCTCAGTCGACTTCAGCAGCAGATTGTTACCGAAGTGAAGAACAGCCTCAGAAAGTGAAAAAAGGTATGAACATGAGCGAAGCAAAACCGCAGGATGGTAGCGCCGTAAAGGGGTACCGAACGCTTTCCCATGGTGAAATCGGCAAGATGAACCAGTTTAAAGATTTGAGTCGCCAATTCATCTCAATGCTTCAGCAGCACGGAAATGATGTAAGCAACGAGCCTTTCGAGCAATCAGCAGATCACCACGAAGCATTTCAGTGGATGATGGAGGCTCATAAAGCAATGCAGAAAGCATGCATGTATGCCTGCCGATCAGTAGCTCGTCCCGATGCCGACTGCTAAGGAATCCACTGACAAGGGATAGCGGTTAGCCACGCTGTGAAGCGTTGCGAAGCTGTGAGATAAAATCGCTTCACTCGGATAAATCCTGGGGCTAATGTGTAGTCTCACATGGAAAAGGAGACGTGTATGGCAGATTCACAGTTCGACCTTACTCAGATTAAACAAGTGGACCAGATTGAAGACAGCGCCAAGGTTAATCGTTTACTGGATCAGGGGTGGGTAATTCTCAAGGTTACTGAAACCCAGTGGCGAGATGAGGAAGGCGCTATCCGGGCAACGATTGTTTACACAATCGGTACTACATTGGACCTCAAGCGATAACATAACCCCCTAGCAGTAACCTGAAGAAATTTGGACCACTGGCGCGAGCTGGTGGTTTTTATTTTGTGCTGAAAACTGCATTCTCTGAGTTCAATTTTCAGCATAAACACACTGAATCATCGGCTGGTGGTCTCACCATTGCCGAGCATCTATCACATCTACACAGCAGGAAACTCCAAATGGGACAGAAAGTGAAACCAGCGAGTATGAAAGTTATCGTCCGCCTGAAAGATTCTCCATCGGAATCACTCACAGCCATTTGCGAGCCTGCCCTGATTGATGGGTGGCTGTATGTTGAAACTGCTAATAGCTCTGTTCGCATCCCAGAAAGCCAGATCATCCGATACTCAGTGGCTGCAATCACGGACTCACCATTACTCGATAGTGACCCTGAAAATGGACAGTACAGTGTTATCACTCCTGAAGTGGCAAGTTACAAAGCATCTCAGCTGACGGAAAAAGCGGCAGGTACAGGACAGACACTCCAGTTGTTCAAGCATCTGTCAGTATTATTGCCGATCATGCAGGCAGCAGAATGAAATGGCTGAGCCACGCATCTACAACAGCCGCTGGGATAAAGCCAGACTGTCATTCCTGAAGTCACATCCTCTATGCGTCATGTGCCACAGGCAGGGCAGAGCAGTGGCTGCTGCTGTCGTTGACCACATCAAGCCACACAGGCTGAAAGAAGCCATCAACGGCGGCAAGCAGGACGAGATAGCAAAAGCTCAGAAGCTCTTCTGGGATAAGGCCAACTGGCAGCCCCTCTGCAAACAGCATCATGACTCAACCAAGCAACGTGAAGAAAAGCGCGGTCACGTCATTGGGTGCGATGAGAACGGTCTGCCGCTCGACCCGTCATCCCATTGGCACAAATGAGAGCGAATATCATTTACCATTGAGGGCGAAAGGGGTCATGGTCAGATGAGAACGATTATCATCATAGACGGGGAGGGTAGGATCAGAGCTCAGGGGATAGCGACCTCCTGACCGCCCGCCCCCCTTTTTGTGCACAACCGCGAAATGAAAAGTTTTTTTCTGGGAGGTTTTAATGGCCGGAAGACGACCAAAACCTACCCATCTGAAAGTTGTAACTGGTAATCCCGGCAAGCGCGCGCTCAATAAGAAAGAGCCTAAGCCCGCCCGTGAAATTCCAAGCCCGCCATCTCATCTGACCGACTGGGGAAAAACAGCCTGGGGCAAGCTCACTGTTCTTCTTGACGGTATGGGTGTGCTGACAGTTGCCGATACTCTGGCGCTCGAAAGGCTTTGTGATCTGTATGCGGAAATTCTCCAGCTGCGCCAGATAGTGGATATCGAAGGGCGCACTTACACGACCAAAACGCAGATGGGTGATTTTCTGATAAAGGCAAATCCTGCTGTTGCCATGCTGGCAGATGCCGATCGTCGTTTTAAAAGTTATTTAGTTGAATTTGGCCTGACACCGGCCGCGCGGTCAAAGGTAAACGCAGATGGTGGAGAAAAAGAAGAAGACCCGCTCAACGCATTCTTCGGCTGACCCGGCAACGCAGTATGCGCTGGACGTAAACAGCGGAAAGATTCTTGCTGGTCCGGATATTCGTGCCGCATGCGCCCGCCATATACGCGACCTGGAACACGGACAAACGCGCGGTCTCTTCTGGGACGTTGACGCGGTAACGCGCGTGATAAATTTTTTCGCTCAGGTACTGAAACTTAACGGTGGCGAGCATGAGGGGAAGCCCTTCATTCTGCTGCCGTGGCAGTGTTTCATTGTTGGTTCTCTGTTTGGCTGGAAATCAGCAGACGGAACGCGCCGCTTTCGTATGAGCTACATCGAATCCGGCAAGGGTTCTGGTAAATCGCCGCTGGCGGGAGGGGTGGGTCTTTACCTGCTGATGGCTGATAAAGAGCCGCGCGCCGAAGTTTACGCGGCGGCCACAAAAAAAGACCAGGCGATGATTTTGTTTCGGGATGCCGTAACGATGGTCGACCAGTCTCCTGCATTGGCGCAGCGCATTACGAAATCCGGCACCGGCCTGAACGTATGGAACCTTGCATTTCTGCAGACCGGTTCTTTTTTCAAGCCAATCAGCTCTGATGATGGTCAGTCAGGACCTCGCCCGCATGGTGCGCTAATTGACGAAGTGCATGAGCACAAAACGAACGCCGTTGTTGAGATGATGCGCGCAGGCACAAAAGGCCGCCGTCAGGCGCTGATGTTCCTGATCACTAACAGTGGCCATGATAAAACCAGCGTCTGCTACGAGTACCATGAATATGGGCGAAAGGTTGCCGCCGGCGATCTGGAAGATGACAGTTTTTTCAGCTTCATCTGCTCGCTGGATGAAGGTGACGACCCATTCAAAGATGAGTCGTGCTGGGGGAAAGCAAATCCCTCTCTTGGGCATACATTCAGTGATAAGTACCTGCGTGAACAGGTGACGCAGGCTCGTGGCATGCCTTCAAAAGAGAGCATCGTCCGCCGCCTGAACTTTTGCCAGTGGGTGGAAGCGTCCGATCCGTGGATTGACAGCGACACCTGGATGAACTGCGAACAGGACTTTGACCCCGAAGATTTGGCGGGTGAAGAGTGCTATGGCGGGCTGGACCTGTCCGGTTCGCGTGACCTGACGGCACTGGCACTTTACTTCCCGAAATCCAAAAAGCTTTTAGTTGAGTTCTGGACGCCGAAAGACTCCCTGATGGAGAGGGCCAAAACTGACCACGTCCCATATGACGCCTGGCTGCGTAATGGCTTTATTCACGCGCCACCGGGCAAGGCGGTCAACTACGGTTTTGTGGCGGTTCGCATCGGTGAGCTGGCGGCCAGATACGACATCAAATGCATAGCTTTTGATCAGTATCGCATTAAGTATCTGGAGCCCGAACTCGAAAGCGAATCTGTAAGCGTGGACCTCGTTCCACACGGTCAGGGCTTTTATAAAGCCCAGGAGTCCGGTTTATGGATGCCACGATCCATTGAGCTGTTTGAGGAGCATCTGAACAACCGGGTGCTGATTATCCGGCCTAATCCCTGCCTGCGCTGGAATGCCGCCTCTGCAGTACTTGAGGCTGACCAGAAAGACAACCGCATATTTGCCAAAAAGAAAAGCACCGGCCGTATCGATGGCGTGGTGGCCTCAGCTATGGCAATCGGTGCAGCGGAAGATGCTGTTTTGATAGAGAGCGGCGATCCCGATGACTTTTTTGACGACCCGATCATGGTAGGTATCTGATGAAAGAAAAGAAAAGGCCGGGCCGCATCAAAAGCGCGATAGTGAACTGGCTGGGTGAGTCGATTGGGCTCAACGATTCCGCGTTCTGGCAGGAGTGGTACGGCGCAAGCAGCAGCGGCAAAGTCGTTACAGCAGAGAAAGCACTGGCGCTGGCCTCCGTATGGGCCTGTGTGCGCCTGCTGAGCGAGTCGGTTTCAACGCTGCCAATGAAGGTATACGAAAGGGCTGCAGACGGCTCCCGCAAACTGGCGTTGAATCATCCGGCTTATCAGCTGCTGTGCCGCCGGCCCAACAGCGAAATGACGCCATCACGATTTATGCTGATGGTTGTTGCCAGCATCTGCCTGCGCGGTAATGCCTACGTTGAGAAAAAAATGATAGGCCAGAAGCTGGTCTCTCTGGTACCGCTCCTTCCTCAGTGCATGAAGGTAGAGCGGCTGGACAGCGGCGAACTTCAGTACACATACACAGAGAAGGGCGTGCCGCGCATTATCCCGGTTAAAAACATGATGCACATCCGGGGGTTTGGTCTGGATGGCGTCTGTGGAATGATGCCGATGCGCACCGGGCGTGACGTATTTGGCGCGGCGATGGCGGTTGAGGAATCAGCCGCCAAAATTTTTGAAAACGGTATTCAGACGTCAGGCTTCTTTCTCTCAAAGAACCTGCTGACCAAAGAGCAGCGCCAGAAAAACCGCGAAAACCTTAACCGGTTCGTCGGTTCGAAAAACGCCGGTAAGGTGATGGTGCTTGAGGGTGATATGTCCTATCAGGGCATTACCCTTAACCCCGAAGATGCTCAGATGCTGGAGTCACGGTCATTCAGCATTGAGGAAATCTGCCGCTGGTTCCGCGTGCCACCATTTATGGTAGGTCACGTTAACAAGCAGAGCAGCTGGGCCTCAAGCGTCGAAGGCATGAACCTTCTGTTCCTGACCAATACGCTGCGCCCGATGCTGGTGAACATTGAGCAGGAGATTTCACGCTGCCTTCTCAACAGTGATGAAGACCTGTTTGCTGAGTTCTCCGTCGAAGGTCTGCTGCGTGCTGACAGCGCCGGACGCTCAGCCTACTACACCACTGCCCTGCAAAACGGCTGGATGTCTCGCAATGACGTGCGCCGCCTGGAGAATCTGCCGCCTATTGAGGGTGGTGATATTTACACCGTACAGCTGAACCTGACCCCGCTTGAGGACCTGCGAAAAAACAGTAAAGCCGTTAACGCTAGGCTGCTGCGCGAAGTCCACGATGCTGTTTTCCCGGATATCCCTTTCGAAAAATCACCGCTTAAACAGGCGGCGTAGGAGCAACCCCAATGACAGTAAAAAGTCTTCCGGCAGCGCCGGAGGGGCGGCCTTTTGCGCGTGAAAATCGCGATCTGCCGTCCTCTGCCATGGAGCGCTGGAACGGCGGCATAAAAGCCGCAAAGAGTGATGACAACAGTATTTCAGTCTTTGACGTTATTGGCGCTGACTGGTACGGCGACGGCGTTACCGCCAGTCGTATCGCTGCCGCGCTGCGCGCAATTGGCGGTGCTGACGTGACCGTGAATATCAATTCGCCTGGCGGAGACATGTTTGAAGGCCTGGCGATTTACAACCTGCTGCGTGAATACGACGGGAAAGTCACCGTAAAGGTGCTTGGCCTGGCTGCTTCCGCTGCGTCGATTATCGCGATGGCCGGTGATGAGGTCCAGATTGGTCGGGGTGCTTTCCTGATGATCCATAACTGCTGGGTGTACGCGATGGGTAACCGTCACGACCTGGCGCAGGTGGCAGCTGACATGGAACCGTTTGATAAAGCAATGAACGATATCTATGGCGCCCGTACGGGGCTAAGCAGCGAAGCCATTGAGGCGATGATGAATGCGGAAACCTATATCGGCGGCAGTGATGCGGTTGAAAAAGGTTTTGCGGATCGCCTTCTTGCAGCAGATGAAATTGCTGACGGCGATGACAGTCCGGCGGCTGCACTGCGCAAGCTGGACGCGATGCTGGCTAAAACCGATACCCCGCGCTCCGAGCGCCGAAAACTTCTTAAAGCACTAACCGGCGGCAAGCCTGGCGCTGCTGCCACCCCTGAAGGTATGCCGGGCGCTACCGACGAAATCAACCCTGAAAGTATTGAACAACTTCAAAACGCGCTGGCCGCGTTCGGCAAATAAGGAATCATCATGTCAGATGTAAATGAGTTACTTAAGAAAGTATCTGCAAAGCTGGAAGAGGTCTCCGGCACCTTCAGCGCGAAGGCTGAAGACGCGCTTAAGGAAGCAAAGAACTCTGGTCAGCTGTCAGCCCAGACTAAAGAAGCGGTAGATAAAATCGCCACTGAATTTAACGCCCTGAACGAGGCAAATAAAACGCTGAAAGCTTCACTCGGAGAGCTTGAGCAGCACGTCGCACAGATGCCGATGAACCACGCAGCCAAAGTTGTTGAAACCGTGGGTCGTCAGGTCGTCTCATCTGAAGCGCTTAAGGCCTTCACCGCTGGCGTGGAGGGTAATAAACGCATCAGCATTCCGGTAAGTGCCGCGCTGGTTTCAGTAGATGTTCCTGGTCAAATCGGTGCACCTGATCGCCTGCCGGGTATTGACACCCAGCCAAAGCAACGCCTGTTTATTCGTGATTTGATTGCGCCGGGCCGTACATCTTCTAACACCATTTACTGGGTGCAGCAGACCGGTTTCACCAACAGAGCCGCTGCCGTTGCTGAAAATACGACCAAGCCGTACAGCGACATTGCATTTGCTGAGAAGATCACGCCAGTTCGCACGATCGCTCATCTCTTCAAAGCTGCTAAGCAGATTCTTGATGATATGCCTCAGCTGCAGTCAACGATTGACGCTGAGCTGCGCTACGGTCTGAAGTATGTTGAAGAGCAGGAAATCCTGTTCGGCGACGGCACCGGTGCGCACCTCGACGGCATTGTTCCGCAAGCTTCAGCGTTTGCCGCCGCTTTTGAAGTAGAAAGTCAGAACGGTATTGATGATCTGCGCTTAGCCATGCTTCAGGCTCAGTTGGCGCGATTCCCGGCTTCGGGTCACGTCCTGCACTTTATTGACTGGGCCAAAATTGAGCTGACTAAAGATACGCTGGGTCGCTATATCCTTGCGAATCCTGCAGCGCTGACCGGTCCGACCCTTTGGGGGCTGCCGGTAGTCGCGACCGAAGCGGCTGCGTTCCAGGGCAAATTCCTGACCGGCGCATTCAATGCCGGCGCGCAGATTTTCGACCGCGAAGATGCCAACGTGGTTATCTCGACCGAAAACGCCGACGACTTTGAGAAAAACATGATCTCAATTCGTTGTGAAGAACGCCTGGCACTGGCCGTCAAGCGTCCTGAAGCGTTCGTTTACGGTTCCTTCACTGCTCCGGCTCCTGCAGCTGGTTAATCATGTTAGCGGCCTCCGGGCCGCTTTTCCGGGAGTTATATATGAAACTGCTTCTGATTAAACCGAATTACTTCGGCGGCTCGGTCGTGTCTGAGGGCAATATCATCGAGACTGATGAGCAGCATGGTCGCGAGCTGATTAAAAAAGGCTATGCAGAGCTTTCTGCAGAAGATACTGCTGCTCTGCCAGAGCCAGAGCCAGAGCCAGAGCCAGAGCCAGAGCCAGAGCCAGAGCCAGAGCCAGAGCCAGAGCCAGAGCCAGAGCCAGAGCCAGCAAAAGGTAAAAACAAAAAAGGCTGAACACCATGCTGCTGACGCTCGACGAAATTAAACAGCAATGCCGGCTGGAAAATGATTTTACGGAGGAAGATCGGCTGCTGGAATTATTTGCCCTGGCTGCAGAGGCAAAGGCGGTGACCTACCTTAATCGCAATCTCTATAAAACGGTGGACGACATTGCCCCGCTTGATACTGACGGCATTGTGATCACCGAGGATATTCGCCTTGCTCTGCTGATGCTGGTCAGTCATTGGTATGAGCACCGCAGCTCTGTGTCCGAACTGGAGATGACTGAGACGCCTCAGGCGTTTGAGTTTCTTCTTTATTCACGCCGCCTGCCTGTGTCGGGGTACTGATATGCTGTTACGGTCATCAAATACCAGCGCTGTATTCACGCTGCCCGACCCCGGTGAGCTCAACAAGCGCATTCATCTGCGGCAGCGCATAGATCAGGCTGCCGCAGATTATGGCGTGGAGCCGGTTTATCAGAATGAAAAGGATGTGTGGGCAAAGGTCCGTCAGGTGGGGGCCACAACCTATCACGAATCCATTCAGGCTGATGACATCATTACCCATTACATCACGATCCGTTTTCGCCAGGGCATCACTTCGGATTTTGAGGTGGTGTATGGCGGCAACATTTACCGGGTCAAGCGCCTTCGCGATCTCAATTCAGCTGGTCGTTATCTGCTGATGGAGTGCGAGGAACTGGGCGCGTTAAATCGAGATGGAGAGATGTATGGCTAAGCCGCTGCTACACGTCGATTTCGACCAGCCTAAAGAGCTCGTTTTTAACCGCGCCAGGATGCGTAAGGCCTTCGTGAAAATAGGCCAGGTGCATATGCGTGACGCCCGCAGGCTGGTGATGCGTCGTGGTCGTTCATCACCGGGGGAGAATCCGGGATTTCGCACTGGCAGGCTGGCGCGCTCAATCGGTTACTACGTTCCCCGGGCATCAAAAAATCGTCCAGGCATGATGGTTCGAATTGCGCCCAACCAGAAGCGGGGCGAAGGCAACCGGCTCATTGACGGCGATTTCTATCCGGCGTTTCTCTTCTATGGGGTCAGGCGCGGAGCCAAGCGCGCTAAAAGCCATCATAAAGGTAAATCAGGCGGTAACGGATGGCGTATTGCACCGCGCAAGAACTATATGGCGGAAGTGCTTGAATCCCGGAAGAGTTGGACGAGTTACGTCCTCAGAAGGGCGCTGCGCACCTCCCTCAGGCCTGAAAGGAAAAAGAAATGAAGCTGTCTCTTGTTATAGCTGCGCTTCGCGCGCGATGTCCGCGCTTTGCAGGCAACGTGGCCGGCGCGGCGGAATTCAAAGCCATTCCTGAAACCGGAAAAATGAAGTTACCCGCGGCTTACGTGGTACCCACTGAAGACGTTACTGCCGAACAAAAGTCACTGACCGACTACTGGCAGAACGTGACCGAAGGTTTTGCAGTTGTCGTTGTGCTGGACAATACCCGCGACGAGCGCGGTCAGGCATCAGGCTATGACGCGGTGCATGATATCCGGGGCGAAATCTGGAAAGCCCTGCTGGGCTGGGAACCGGATGAAGACGCGGGTCCGGTGGCGTATTCAGGTGGCCAGCTTCTGGATATGGATCGTGGCCGCCTCTATTACCAGTTTGAGTTCATGCTGACGCGTGAAATTACTGGCGAGATGACGCGCCAGCAGGACGATCTCAATGCTCTGGATGAATTCAGAGAAATTGATGTCGACGTGGACTTCATCGGCAAAGACCAGAAACCAGACGGCATCATCGAACACAAACTTCGGGTCAACCTCAGCGAGTAACCAATGAAACTAAAACCTGTTGCCGGGCGATCAGTTCCTGATCCCGCCCGTGGCGATCTATTGCCCAAAGAAGGGCGAAACGTCGAGATGAGCACTTACTGGCTCCGCCGTATCAAGGCCGGAGATGTTACGGAAGTCAAAGCAGAAACCAAGGCTTCTGCAAAAGACGCAACTAAACAAGGTGGCGAGTGATGACTGTCAGCTTTAATCAGGTGCCTTCTGATATCCGCGTGCCGCTGTTCTGGGCAGAGATGGATGCCAGCCAGGCGAACAGCGCGAGTTCAGGCGGACCGGCGCTGCTTATTGGTACTGTGGCGACCACGGGCACGATTGTTAAGAACACGCTCACTATCATGCCATCAGCCGATCTTGCCGGTAAAATCTGCGGCTTCGGCAGCCAGTTGCACCGTATGGTCAAGCGCTATCGTGCCATTGACCCCTTTGGTGAGTTGTGGATTCTGGCTGTGGGTGAATCAACGGGGGCGCAGGCTGCAGGCTCAGTAGTGATTGCAGGCACCGCGCAGGCGTCAGGGACGCTAAGCCTGTATATCGGGGTTGAACGCGTGCAGGCCGCCGTGGTTATCGGCGATGAGGCTGTTGATGTTGCCACCACGCTGGCAGCCGCTATCAACGCAAATGCCAGCCTGCCTGTAACCGCGACAGCTACTGACGGCACAGTTGCAGTCAAAGCGCGCCATAAGGGGCTGACCGGGAACGACATCCCGCTGATGCTGAATTATTACGGCACAGTTGGCGGTGAAACCACACCTGACGGCATTACCGTGACCATCACCGCGCTGGCTGGCGGCACTGGTTCACCGGACCTTACCGACACCATTGCTGCTATGGGCGATGAGCCGTTTGATTTCATCGGGCTTCCGTTCAGCGATTCAGCTTCTCTCGCTACGATGGCGCTGGAAATGAATGATGGTTCAGGCCGCTGGAGCTATGCGCGTCAGCTATATGGTCACGTTTATACGGCTAAAACCGGCACGCTGTCCGAGCTGGTTGCCTTTGGCGACACCATGAACAATCAGCATATCACCGTAGCGGGTTATGAAGTGGCCACGCAAACCTGCTGCGATGAGCTGGTGGCGATGCGTACCGCACGCAATGCAGTATTTATCCGTAACGATCCTGCGCGCCCGACGCAAACCGGTGAGCTGACCGGGGCATTGCCGGCACCAAAGGGGAGCCGCTTCATTCTGTCTGAGCAGCAGTCTCTGCTTACGCACGGGATTGCTACATCCTATGCCGAAGGCGGTGTGCTGCGCATTCAGCGCGATATCACAACCTATCAGCAGAACAGTTACGGCGTGGCTGATAACAGCTATCTCGACAGTGAAACCCTGCATACCAGCGCTTATGTACTGCGCGAGCTGAAGAGCGTGATCACTTCTAAGTACCCGCGCCATAAACTGGCCAATGACGGAACCCGCTTCGGTGACGGTCAGGCCGTGGTGACGCCAGCGGTTATCAAGGGTGAGATGTGCTCCGTCTACAAACAGATGGAGCGGTCAGCCATCGTTGAAAACTTTGACCTGTTCAAAACCTATCTGGTGGTTGAGCGCAATGCGGATAATCCAAACCGCGTTGATGTGCTGTTCCCGCCTGACTACGTTAATCAGCTGCGCGTCTTTGCGCTGGTTAATCAGTTCCGTCTGCAATACAGCGAGGAGAGCGAATAATGTCCCGTATTGCTGGTACTACGTATTTCAAACTCGACGGCCTTCAGCTTTCTTTGACTGGCGGCATTGAAGTGCCGATGAACACAAAGGTTAATGATGACATCATTGGCCTGGATGGTTCAGTTGACCGCAAAGAAACGCACCGCGCGCCCTATATCAAAGGCACTTTCAAAGTGCCGAAGGGATTCCCGCTCAGCAAAATCACAGAGTCCGACAGCATGACCGGTACTGCTGAGCTGGCGAACGGTCAGGTGTATGTCCTGACCGAAGCCTGGTTGTTTGGTGAGGCCAACCACAACGCTGAAGAAGGTACGGTTGACCTTGAATTCCACGGCTCAGAAGGATTCTACCAGTGAAAGAATTGATGCTTTCTAAACCTATTGTGGCGGCAAATGAGACGCTGCATGTGCTGGAAATCCGCGAACCAACTTACGACGAAGTTGAGCAGTTTGGTATCCCTTTCAGCTACAACGAGTCCGGTGAAATGAAACTGGATTCACGCGTCACGCTGAAATATATCCCTGTGCTTGCGGCCATCCCGCGTTCTTCGGCGGCTAAGCTGGCGCTCAAGGATGTCTTTATGGCGTCAATGACGATCGTGGGTTTTTTTACGGGGTCGGAAGCGGGAGAGAGTTCAGGAAGCGACTCTACAACACCGCCCACTTCTGGCGCATAAACCCGCTTGAACTGAAAAATGTCAGCCTCAGCAAGTTTCTGGAAATGGAAGCTGAGGCTGTCCGCATCTCTGAGGAAATAAACCGTGGCAGATAGTTTTCAGCTGAAGGCGATCATCACGGCAGTGGACCAGCTTTCAGGCCCACTGAAGGGGATGAGCAGAAATCTTAAAGGCTTTCAAAAGGAAGCCAAAAATATTATGGTCAACGCGGCGGCTATGGGCGTCGCGCTAACCTCCGCGTTTGCAGTACCCATCAGCCAGGCGATGGATTTCGAATCGCAGATGGCAGACATTCGCAAAGTAGTCAACTTTGACACCCCGCAACAGTTTAAAGAGATGAGTGAGGATGTACTCAAACTCTCCACTCAGTTACCAATGGCTGCAAACGGGATTGCGCAGATCGTTGCGGCTGGCGGCCAGGCGGGTATTGCGCGTAAAGACCTGATGCAGTTTGCCAGCGATGCGGTGAAGATGGGCGTGGCATTTGACCAGACCGCAGAAGAGTCAGGCCAGATGATGGCTCAGTGGAGGACGGCGTTCAGGTTAACGCAGACTGATGTCGTTGTACTGGCCGATAAAATTAACTATCTGGGTAACACCGGCCCTGCCAATGCCGCGAAGATATCCGAGATTGTCACCCGTATTGGCCCGCTTGGGGAAATTGCAGGTGTAGCATCTGGAGAAATTGCGGCATTGGGCGCCACTATTGCTGGTATGGGGGTAGAGCCAGAGATTGCTGCTACAGGCATCAAAAATTTCATGAAAGCGCTGACCTCAGGTGCAGCTGCAACAAAATCCCAGAAGCAGGTGCTCAAAGCGCTCCGGATAAATCCGAAGAAGCTTGCGGCCGCTATGCAGAAGGATTCGAAAGGTGCAATGCTGAATGTATTGGAAGGAATATCCAAAATTCCAAAAGCAGATCAGTCTGCGATCATGAACCAACTATTCGGCAGTGAATCGGCAGGAGCAATTGCTCCTTTACTTACTAATATGGATTTGCTTCGTACTAACTTCGACCGCGTTGCTGACGCACAGCAGTTTGCAGGTTCAATGCAGAAGGAGTACGAGTCGCGAGCTGCCACAACTGCTAACTCAGTCCAACTACTTAAAAATCAGTTCAATGCTGCCAGTATCACTATCGGTGAAATGTTCCTGCCTGATATTGTCAGGCTGACTCAGAAGGTTCAGCCTTTGGTGGAGCAGTTCAGGCAGTTCACCAAGGCTAACCCCGAGATGGTTCGCGGTACGTTCAAGTTCGGCCTGACGTTGCTGGGCACGGCCTCTGCAGTAGGTATAGCTGTCAAGGCAGTGAAGATGTTTGAGACGGTGCTGAAGATGTCCACTATGGGCAAGCTGGTTTCGCTGCTGGTGCTGGGTGGGAGCCTTATTGTCAGCAACTGGGATCAGGTGGGTCCGGTTGTTAAAGCGGTATGGCAAGACGTGAATGATGTCGTGGAAGCGATGGGTGGCTGGAAGAGCACAATTGAAGGTGTCAGCGCTGTTATGGCTGGTGTATTCACCGTGCGCACCGTCGGGACTTTGAAAACCGCGCTTTCAACAGCGACTTCACTTTCTGGTGTGCTGGGTCAGATTGCTTCGCTCGGTGCTCTGACGGTTTCTATCGGCGTTGCAATCTATATCTTTAAAAAACTGAATGATATCGCTGATGCAGTTACTGAAAAAGATGGCACAACGTCATTCTGGCAATCCCTTAGAAACCGCTGGAGTGCCGGGGGCTGGTATAACAATCAGCAGGGCGGACCGGGCTATCAGTCAGCGGTGCCGCTTTCGCGTCCACAGCAGGGTGAGCTGAAGGTAACATTCGATAATGCGCCGCCTGGTATGCGCGTTGCGCCAGCAGGTAATGCTTTGCCTTGGCTTAATTATGATGTTGGTTATAATCGCTTTAGTGGGAATAATTGATGTTTATTATTTCAATTCCCTAACTAAATTTTTTGTATTAACTCTGGTGATGGAATATGAAAAAAATCGCAGCAATAATTTTATCTTTGTTTTCTGCAACTTCCTTAGCTAAGGATAACAGTTTTACAACTAATTTCGTTAATGAGGTTCAAAAGGCAGCTGACGGCTCAGGTCAACTTAGCGAGCAGGTAGTCGTTGAATGTCCATCACCTTCGGCAAGTGGAACCTTTCTTATTACCCATGCTACTTATGATTTCGGGAAAAGTTTGGGTGTATATGTTTTCAAAGGAGGCGCAGGTCCTGATGCAAGGCTTAGCTGGATCGGCGCTAAATTCAAAAATGATGATCTGAGCTCAAATGTAATAGTGGGTTATGATTTTGGGTTCACACTTCCGGGTGGGCAATTTTTCCTGACCGTAATGAAAAGCGGAAAAATTAAAGCCGGGGTTAATAAAAATGGCACGTCAGGAGTTAAGGAAATTAACTGCAAAGTCATAATGCCAGACTGAATATGACACACAACCATGACCCGCTTCGGCGGGTTTTTTATTGCCTGGAGACCGCATGAGCTGGATTGATAATCTGCAGGATGCCTCACTGCGCGGCGTGCCCTTCAAGGTCGATGAAGATGAAGCTTCTTTTGGTCGACGCGTCCAGATCCATGAATATCCCAACCGCGATAAGCCGTGGGCTGAAGATATGGGGCGTGCAACGCGTCGCTTCAGTGTTCAGGCGTATCTTGTCGGTGATGACTATTTTGAGCAGCGCAACAGGCTGATCGAAGCGGTTGAGAAGCCCGGAAGCTGCACGCTCGTTCATCCTTTTTACGGCGAAATGACCGTCACCGTTACGGATGAAGTCCGCGTAAGCCATACCAAAGACGAAGGCCGCATGTGCCGAGTCAGCTTCAGCTTCATCGAGTCGGGCGAGTTGTCATTCCCCAAAGCTGGCATTGCAACCGGAGCGAAGCTGGCGGGCGCCGCAGCGCTGATGGATGATTTCCTGTCATCGGCATTTGAGGCGTTTGGGCTTGATGGCCTGCCAGATTTCACGCAAAACGGCGTACTGGATGATGCAACCGAGATGTTCGATACGGTTACTGACGCTATGCAGTACGTGGATTCCGGCATCAGCGCAGCATCCCGTCTGATGCAGGGGGATCTGTCTGTATTGCTGATGCCGCCGTCCAGTGGCATGAATTTCGTCAATCAGCTTCAGACCATGTGGCGCGCAGGCACCAAACTGACAGGGAATGTCACAGACCTGATATCGATGGTCAAAGGTCTGAGCGGTATCACCCTTGATACCGGACTTGCCCCTCGCGGGGTATGGAAAACAGACAGTGCCAGCACCCAGGCGAGAACGGAGCAGCGCAATTACGTCGCGCAGGCCATCCGGACCTCAGCACTTAGCGAGGCGGTGAATACGGTAACGAACCTTCCCAAATCCACCGCATTAACCATGCACGCTCAAGCTCAGCCATCTGCAACAGTCATTGTTTCGCACCCTGCGGTTGATGACGTGCTCGAAAATGATACAGCCGTGGGGGTAATCACATCCACAGCAACTGACATGGTTCCCTCATGGGATGATTTAACCGAAGTGCGCGACACGCTCAATACCGCCATCGATCAGGAGATGAGCCGGGTAAACGATGACGGTTTGTTTCTCGCCTTGCGACAGGTACGCACCGCGCTGAATGAAGATATCACCGCTCGCCTTGAGCAAACCTCAAGAACGGTTGAACGCGTTCCTTCTGAAGTTTTACCTGCAGTGGTGCTTGCTGCTGACTGGTATGACGACGCCGGCCGTGAATATGACATCACCGCGCGCAATGCCATCCGGCACCCCGGCTTTGTTCCGGTTAAAACCCTGAGAGTACCCGCCCAGTGAATACAACCGTATTTCTTCGCGTTAATGGCCGTGAGTGGGGCGGATGGACCTCAGTCCGCATTGCCGCCGGCATTGAACGTATCGCAAGGGATTTCAACGTCCAGATCACCCGCACATGGCCGGGTGATGAATCTCAGGTAAGCCGCCGCAGCCGCATAAAGAAGGCCGATAAGGTTGAAGTGCTGATCGGCGATGATCTGGTTATCACCGGATGGGTGGAGGCAACGCCTGTCAGGTATGACGCTAACAGCATCTCAATGGGTATTGTTGGCCGCAGTAAAACAGCAGACCTCGTTGATTGCTCAGCTGCTCCCTCACAGTACAACGGACGATCAATAGTTCAGGTTGCCGCAGACCTCGCCAGACCTTTCAGTATCAACGTTGTGGATGCGGGTGGCGTGTCCGGCGTACTGCAGGGCGTGCAGGCCGACCAGGGTGAATCCGTTATGGATGTGCTGAATAAGATGCTTGGCCTGCAGCAGGCGCTGGCCTATGACAACGCAGCGGGTGATTTAGTCATTGGCGGTATTGGCACGGTTAAGGCCACTACCGCACTTGTGCTGGGAGAAAACATCCTGACCTGTGACAGCGAGCAGAGTATTAAAGACCGCTTCAGTAGTTATCAGGTATCAGGCATGCGCGCCGGAAACAACAATGATTTTGGCGAAGCAACCACAACAGCGATTCGTGGTACGGCAACAGACACAGGCATTGCACGTTACAGGCCGCTGCTGGTCAGACAGACCGGTAATGCCACCTCAGCAACCTGCGCAGAGCGCAGCGAGTTCGAAATGCGCCAGCGCGCCGCTAAAACTGACGAGGTGACTTACACCGTTCAGGGGTGGCATCAGGGAGACGGTAAGTTGTGGCAGCCCAACATGCTGGTGAACGTATTCGATCCTGTTCTGGGATTTGATAACCGTGAAATGGTAATCGCCGAGGTGACCTATCAGCAGGATGAAAACGGCACCATCAGTGAGCTGCGTGTTGGCCCCGCAGATGCTTACCTTCCTGAGCCTGCCAAACCCGGCAAGCGTAAGAAAAAAGCCGCAGCGGAGGATGATTTCTGATGGCTGGTCCCCTTGATGCGCTGAATCGCGCACTTTCAAATGTTCTCGCCCGCGCCGTTTTACGGGGGATTGATACGGCCAGTAAGTGCCAGATGCTGGAGATCAGCATGCCGGGTGGCGAGGGTAAAAGCGATATCGAACATCTTGAGCCGTACGGCTTTACGTCAGCCGCGCTAGATGGCGCGGAGGCCGTTGCCGCTTATTTTGATGGTGACCGCTCACACGGGGTCGTGCTGGTGGTCGCAGATCGCCGGTACCGTCTGAAAGGACTGAAGAGCGGTGAAGTGGCCATTTATGACGACGAGGCCAAGTCGGTAACACTCACACGAACTGGCATCGTTGTTGATGGTGGCGGGAAGCTGATCACCCTCAGAAATGCCCCCAAAGCCCGTTTCGAAATGGATATCGAAGCAACCGGAAACATCACTGATAACTGTGATTCTGGCGGCGTCTCCATGGCCCAGATGCGTGTGACCTATAACGGGCATAACCACAAAGAAAACGGCGATGGTGGCGGTATAACTGATGAAACCTTGCAGCAAATGGGTGGATCATGATCATCTCGATTAACGGAAAAAAACACGCTGTCTATCAGATTACAGACCCTCTCATCCGCGCGGTAGTCATCTCAATCTTCACCTGGAGGAAGGCAGGGAAAGACGATGAACCTGAAGAGGTCAACGGCTGGTGGGGTGACACGTTCCCCACCGTTCAGAATGATCGAATCGGCTCCCGTCTTTATCTGCTGAAACGGTCCAAACTGACCAACAAGACGCCACTGAAAGCGCGTGAGTACATCACCGAAGCGCTGCTGTGGCTGACGACTGATGGTGTTGCGGCGCGAGTTGATGTCACTGCAGCAAGGCTGGGTATCAACGCCATGTCAGCCACCACCGTAATAAGCAAACGCGACGGAACAACATTGTCGCTTTCATTTGATGATTTATGGAGTGAACTCAATGGCTGATAGCGGATTTTCCCGCCCGACACTCCCACAGCTGATCACCGCAGTACGTAGCGACATTCTTACCCGCCTCGCGGCTGATTCCACGCTGGCTGAACTTCGCCGAACAGATGCAGAGGTATACAGCCGCGTGCTGGCCGCATCGGTTCACACCGTCTATGGCTACATCGATTATCTTGCCCGCAATCTTCTTCCTGACCTTGCTGATGAAGACTGGCTTACCCGCCATGGAAACATGAAGCGGGCACCGCGCAAAGCCGCCACTGCTGCTTCTGGCTACGTCAGATGGGATGGCGTGACGGGCACCACTGGCATATCGGCAGGCGTCACAATTCAGAGAGATGACCTGGTATCGTTCACCACCACAGCAAGCGCCACGCCATCAGGCGGTGTTCTGCGCGTGCCTGTCACATGCGATACGGCAGGAGTGACAGGAAACACTGACGACGGCATCACCCTGCGCCTCACCAGTCCGGTAACGGGTCTGCCTTCCGCTGCAGTCGCGGACTCAATTCAGGGCGGCACCGATATTGAAGACCTTGAAGTGTGGCGCGCAAGAATCATCGAGCGCTGGTACTACACCCCGCAGGGTGGCTCAGATACCGATTATGAGGTGTGGGCAAAAGAGGTGTCAGGCGTAACACGGGCATGGACTTACCGGCACTGGTCAGGACGCGGGACGGTCGGGGTGATGCTGGCAAACAGCGACCTCTATAACCCGATCCCGGATGCCGCTGTAGTGGCCGCCGTGCAGTCACACATTGAACCGCTGGCACCGATAGCCGGCGCAGATGTTTACGCATTCGCGGCGACACCTCATGTGGTTAATTACCACATCCGCCTGACTCCCGACACTGAAGAAATCAGGCTGGCTGTCGAAGCAGAGATAAGGGCCATGAACCTTCGCGATGGTGTCCCTGAGGGGGCGCTGGAACCTTCACGTATCAGCGAGGCTATCAGCCTGGCGACAGGTGAATACAGTCATGTTCTGGTGAGCCCTACGGATAAAGTGCTAATTGCGAAGGGCGAAATAGGCGTTGTGGGGGACTTCACATGGACCTGACAGCGCAATATGAGCAGATGCTGGGGGCGCTGTTGCCACGTGGTCCCGCATGGGATGCCAGTGATCCTTTACTGTTAGGGGGCGCACCTGCTCTGTCGCGGGCTCACGCTAGAGGCGATGCCCTGATGCTTGAGATTGACCCGCGATCAGTCACTGAACTTATTGACCGCTATGAAGGTATCACGGGGCTGCCTGACAGCTGCACACCAGCAGGAACGCAGACGCTGCAGCAGCGCCGCCAGCGGCTTGATGCAAAGATAAATCTCGCGGGTGGAATTAACGAGGCGTTTTATCGCGCTCAGCTTGATGCGCTTGGGTATGCCGGAGCGACGATCACACGCTATCCAAAAAGCAGTTTCACCTGTAAATCAGTCTGCACCGACTCACTTTACAGTGACGAATGGCGCTATTACTGGCGCGTGAATATTCCCGCATCCGTACAGATAAAACCGATGACATGCATCGGTGACTGCACTGATTCAATTCGCACCTGGGGCGACACCGTTGTTGAATGCGTCCTCAGCAAACTTGCGCCATCGCATACCTACGTAATCTTTTTATACACGGAGTAATTATGCATCGCATAGATACGTCTACCGCTCAGGTGGATAAATTCGGCTCGGGCAAAAACGGCTTTACTGGCGGTAACCCGCAAACCGGTGAGTTGCCGACCGCGCTTGATGAGAACTTCTTTGATTCAGTTCAGGAAGAGATTTGTAATGTAATTGAAGGGGCTGGCATCGCGCTGGCCAAAGGTACCCGTAACCAGTTGTTGTCAGCGCTGAAACTGCTGCCTCGACTTTCCAATCTGGCTTTCTATACCGACACTGGAGCCGCGAACGCGATTGAAATATCCTCGACACCTGCAATCACAGCGCTGGTGGATGGTCAGGCTTTTGATATCGCATGTGCTGCAGCCAACACCGGCGCAGTTACTCTGAAGGTAAACTCTCTTCCGGCTTATCCGGTTATCGGTCCAGTGGGCGCATTACAGGGGGGGGAGATTGGCGCGGCTAAAGGCGTGATCAGGGTTATCTGGTCAGCCGCGAAAAGTTCATTTTTATTAACCGCACAGAACACGTCAGGCCCGCAACAGGTAGCTCCTGCCGCACAGTCAAATCAGGCCGTTAACTTAGGGCAATTTACACTGCTGTCAGGTGACTCCGGTTACATCAAGTTTCCGAATGGTGTGATTCTTCAGTGGGGCTCGGGTACTATCACCGGAGGGGGGGCAACATCAGCGACCATCAACGTCAATTATCCAACAGCCTTCCCAAACAACTTCTTCCAGGCAGTGGCTGTGCCAAGAGACATGTCTGGCGGCACTTCATCCGGAAACACCCTATACACAAATTTCCAGACCGGGACAGCCCCATTGTCACAACTTAAAGTTGGTGTGGCGGGCTCGAATATTGGCACAACCTCGTTCCGCTATTTCGCAGTAGGTAACTGACATGACAAAATATTACTCACCTGGTGTTAATGCATTTTATTCAATCGATATCAATGGCACCTCAATCCCTGAAGATGCCGTGGAAATCACGGATGAGGCGTGGCTTGATCTTCTAAAGCAGCAATCTGAAGGTAAAGTCATTGGGGCTGGTGAAAATGGAATTCCAGTAGCCAATGACGCACCACCTCTCACATCAGCGCAACTGATTGAGATTGCTGAAAGCCAGAAAGCATCATTAATGGCGCAGGCCACTGTGACTATAGCCTCTCTTCAGGACGCTGTTGATCTGGACAAGGCGACAGATAGTGAGAAAACGCAACTTACTGCATGGAAAAAATATCGAGTATTGCTGAACCGCGTGAATACTTCAATGGCGCCTGATATTACTTGGCCCTATAAGCCCTAATAATTTTAAAAGATAGAGCAGAAAAATACGCCTCCACCCTGAAGATAGAGGAGGCGATATATTTATTTACAGTTAGTTTCAGTCTCCCAAACAGGTTGGGATTTATAGATTTTCATTGAAGGGCCTTCGTATAACAAAATTCCGCCACGTTTTGATAATTGACCTTCCAATTTTCGGTCGTCTTGTGAATCATTAAAGAGTACATATAAAACATCTTTTTTCTGGCAGAAGGCACTTTTTCGCGATAACCAATGGCGCGCAAAAAATTTATTTCCTGAAGGGGATATTTCTCCTGTAATGATATCATTTGATAGCAAGCCTAGCGGCATAATGCGCCAAAAGTTTGTACCGTACAAGTTAACTATACCTGTGTCCCTTATAGCAGATTCAACTGGAGTTATAATAAACTTATTTTTAGGAAGGAAAGTAATATTTGGATAAACTAAATTAGTGTTTAGCGAGAACGCAACCCAAAAGGAATTACATAAGTAAAACATAACAAGAAGTATTTCTGGTAATGTTTTTTTTCGAAGAGTTAACTTGCCAAGGACATTTAATGCAGTAAGGGTAAATGCAACTTCAAAAATTGCAACTGCTGGTATTATGTGTCTTGGTGAATCAGGATTGAAAAAGGCAGTTGCTACAATATTAACAATCAGAGCTAAAGCGGCCGCAGAAGAAATAAATATTTTAAAGTCACATTCACTTAAAGTCGATATACTAAATTTCTGTAAAGATAAAGCATAAAGCTCTTTAAGTGAGCGCGCGAAAAAGATACAAGACAAAACAATTGCCAAGATTATAAAGGAATAGAAAACGAAAGCTATGCTTACCACTGGTAGCCCAGAATATAAATTCACTGAAGTTGATGTTTTAATTAAAGAGAGCGATATATTTATTATGTTCGAGATGTCAGAGTCTAAGCTAAGTATTTTCATGCTCTCTGATAAATCCACTTGAAGCCTGCCTGTATGTTTTAGCAGGAAATGATTCACTATTGCTCCGCAAAGCAAGGAGAATAATGAGCAAACAACAATTTTAAAACTCTCTTTATTTTTGTATATTAATAATGTGGAAGTAAGAATTGGGAAAGATATCATCGCGCCGCGAATGGGAGATTCAGAAGTTATTAATAAGCAGGTAAAGAAAACGACAAGTAGATCTATATTTCTGCAACCTTTAATATACAGATAAGTAAATATTGTACAGATTAAAGTTAGTGATGCGATTGCAAGATGGGATTGCTGGCCCAGCATGAAGTCGTTGTCGTTATAACCGAACGGTATAAATACTGATAATACACAGGCAAGTGATGTGGCTTTAAGTTTTAATACTTTTTTCAAACTATAGTAAACTAAGCTAAACCATAGGCCTGCTGACAAGCATGAACCTACAACAAATGCATTAAATCCATTAAATCCTAGCATCATTGCGAGCGCAATAAAGGTGCTCGACCTTAAGAAAATAATCTGATTTCCATAATAAAAATCTTTCGGCAATAAGCTATGACTATCTATAATAGCTCGTGCTAGGGTTTTCATTACTGCTGCATCACCATGAATATAATTCGTGTAGAAAAACTTCTGATGAATGAAGCAAATCAAAAATCCAATGGAAAAAGTGAGGGAAACCAAAAAAAATTTTTTGATTAGTGTTATATTTCTATACAT